GAGCCCGTCGCCCGGTGTCGTGCAAGTGCACGTGCTCGGCCCGGGGAACGCGATTCCGGCGCAAGCCACTCTCGACGAGGTCGAAGCGTATCTAAGTGCCGAAACGCGCCGCCCACTGACCGACAGTGTCACCGTATTGGCCGGGGAAATCGTTCTTGTGACCGTCGACATCACGGTCGCGCTCGCGAACACGGCGAGCGTTCAGGGCACGATCGATCAAATGCTTGCGGATTGGGAGGCATGGATCCCGACGGCGGGTGGGCTCGGCGCCCAGATTGCGCGCCCGAACATTTCCGCGGTTCTGTGGCGGTCAGGGGTCGAGGGGATCACGTTCAATGGTGATTTCGTCAGTCAAGACCTACGCCCCGCGACGGCGGATCCCCACGTGTCCCCCGTGTTGCAGGGGTCGCTAAAGGTCAGCGTGGGCGGCGGCCTAGCTGTCGAGATCTGGAGCGCGTGAGCCATGACCTACGATCCCGCCCGCGACAGCATCCTACCCGACGCATCGACGCCACTCGAACTCGCCCTTGAAGCGGTCGGGCACACGCGACTTGTCGAAGATCTCGACGTCGCCGGCACCCTGGGCGCGATCTACGACATCGATAACGCCCCGTCGGTCGTGCTCGATTGGCTTGCGTGGCAGTGGGGCATGGATCTGTGGGATACGAACTGGACCGACGCCCAGAAACGGGAAGCGTTGCGCAACTTCGCGTCGGTCCAGTTGCGCCGGGGCACGGTGCAAAGTGTGAAAGACGCGGTTCGCCCTTGGGGCGCCGCCGTTGAAATCACGGAGTGGTTCAACGACACCCCGCAAGCGGCGCCCTTCACTTTCCGTGTGAACATCGCGAGCGGCGTTGCGGATATCAACGCGATCGCGGCCGCCATCGATGCCGTCAAGCCGTTGCGCGCGCACTACACGCTGTCAGCGGGCGTCAACTTCTTCGACGGACTTGTCGTCGGCGCGTTCGTCCGCGTCGCGAAACTCAGCACGATCAGGGCGTCGCTGTAAGGAAGGGAATAGAGACAATGCCTACCGTTGCCGATTACATGCACGGGATTTCAGTTCAGGAGGTCGACGACTCGACGCCCGCGATCGGCGCGCTGTCGCCGTCTGTCATCGGGATCTGCGGGACGGCGAGCGGCGCCGATCCCGCGCTGTTTCCCGAGGGCGTGCCCGTGCTCGTTCGCACGCCGGGCGAAGCGGCCGGGCTCGGGACAGAAGCGGCCGGGGACACGCTGCAATCGGCGTTTGCTGCGATCTACGCCCAGGGCGCGACGCCCCAAATCGTCGTCGTGCGCGTGTCGGGCGCCACGCATGCCGACGCGCTGACCGCATTGAAGGGCGACGCGGTTACGCAGACTGGCGGCATCTGGGAGCTTGCTGGCGCCGCCGTGTCGGTCGGCGTTCAACCGCGCGTGTTCATTGCGCCCGATTTCTCGTATGACAGCGACGTGATCACCGCGATGAATATCCTTGCCGAAAACGCGGCGGGGATCTTCTACTGCGACCCCGACGACGCGGTCACCGACACGGCAACGAAAGCCATGGCGTTCGCCGACGCGGTCGCAAGCGAGCGCGGTCAAGTCACGTGGCCGCATGTCAAAAACGACGACGACACCTTGCGCCCGCTGTCGCCAGTGGCCGCCGGCGTGCGCGCCCTCGTCGACAATAGCCCGGGGTGGTGGGCGGCGGCGTCGAACCACGCGATCCGCGGCGTCAAGCGAATGAACATTTCGCTAGCGTTCAGTCTCGGTAAGCAGGACGTCGTCGATGACCTGAACGAAAAGGGCGTTACGACCGCGGTCGCGATTCAAGGGCAATACAGACTCTGGGGCGTGCGGTCGGCATCCTTCGCGCTCGTCGACCGGCTGACGCCGTTTCTGATCGTGCGGCGCGTCGTGGACAATATCGGCGTGAGCCTGCAACGCGGTTTGTTGTGGGCCGTCGATCAGGGAATCACACTCAACCTGGCGAATACCATCGTCGATGCGTCGAACGCGTTTTTGCGATCGATGCGCGACCTCGGCGCCATCGTGAAGGGCGAAGCTTGGATCGACGAGCAACTCGTTACCGAGATCAAGCAAGGCAAGCTCTATCTCGACGTGAAGATCACGCCGGCATACCCGCTCGAACACCTGACGATCCGCGTCCGCATTTCGGACGAAGGGTTGATCGAAATCTTTGGCTGACCACGAAAGGGATCCGCAATGGCTGGAGTCACGCAAATCAAGGGCGCCCTGCTCACGGTCGAGGGCATCGGGTATCTGGGGACGATCGACGAGGTCACCTTGCCCGCGCTTGCTATGAACGTCGGCGAGCATCGCGCGATGGGATATGACGCGCCCGTTCCGATCGACCTCGGAATGGAAATGCTGACCGCGCAATTCACGGTCAGCGGCCCCGACTTCGGTTTGACGAAGCTATTCGGGAAGCAGGTCACGTCGAGGCTTTCGGCCGTGCTCGAAGGCTCGCGGTCGGGGATCAAGTCGATCGTGCAAGCGACGATGGGCGGAAAGATGACCATGGCCGACATGCAAACGTGGTCGTTTCAGGGCGAACTGTCTCCGATGCAAGTCACGGTCGGTCTCGATTACTACATGTTGACCGTCGACAACCTGAAGATCTGCGAAATCGATGTCGCGGGCGGGATCCGGTTCTTCGACGGCTTCGATGCGCTTTCCGAAGTGCGTAGCCTACTGGGGATCTGATGACACAAGACGAACGAGACGCGCTGATCGAAAGCGTCAAGCGGGGGGCAACGGAGGTCAAGATCCCGTTGCGCTTCCCCATCGAACACCTAGCGAAACCGCTCGGCGCACTGACGTTGAAGCGGCCGACCGTGGGCGACCTGATCGACGCCGACGGGCACGGGCGCGGCAACGCGCAAACCGAGTTGAACTTGCTGGCGCGGATCAGTGGCTTGGGGCCGGACGCGATTCGGTCGCTCGACCTGTCCGACTATGACGTCGTCACGGATGTTCTCTTGGCTTTCAAATCCTGACCCCCTCGAACGCGCGCGAAGGGGTCTTGACGCTGTGCAAGTGGTCGGGTTGGTCACTGTCGGAAGCGCGAAGCATGTCGGTCGACGAGTTGATCTGTTGGCTCGAAGGAATCGGGAAGATCGAAACGAAACGCGCGCACGCATTCGAGGCGGCGCAACGGAGGGCTAAGCAACGTGGCGGGCGGTAGCGACACAAAAGCGGTTCTGACCGTCGGCGCGACGCTGGACAAGGGCAGCGTCGGCGCGACGTTCGGCAAGTTGCGCCGCGAGCAAGACAAACTGACCGCGTCGATCGCCGACACGAAGCTCGAGCAGAAAGCGCTTCGCGTACAGATGCGCGGGCTGAAAAAGGACAGTGCCGAACTCAAGACGCTTGACGCGAAATACAAGTCGCTCGGCGATTCGATCAAGCGCGACGAGCTTGCCGTGATCAGTCTGCAACGCCAGCAAGCCAAGCTTGCGAAAACGCCGACCGGTGCCAGCAAGTGGGGCAGCATGAAGTCGGCGCTAGGCAAAGCCGGCGCGGGCATGGCCAGTCTCGGGCGTGCGGCGGCGATTGGCGGCGGCGTCGTTGCGGGTGCGGCGGTCGCGGGCTTGGCTGCGATCGAAAAGATGGCTGTCAGCATGGACGAAACCGCGAAAGCGGCCCGAAGCTTCGGGGTCAGCACGGACGAACTGCAAGGGCTTCGCTACGCCGCCCAGCGTGGCGGCATGACAGTTCAGAAGTTTGACAAGGCGTTTCAGACCATGGCGCGCGGCATCGGGGAAGGAAGTAGCGAAGCCAAGAAAGCCACGCAAACCCTCGGGCTAAGCATGGGATGGCTGAAAAAGCAGTCGCCCGACAAGCAACTCGAAGCGGTAGCCGAACGTTTGAACGCGATCACGGATCCCGGGCAACGCATCACGCTAGCGAAGCAACTCTTTGGGGCGGGCGGCGCGCGCGGCATGCTGAACATGTTGGAGGGCGGCGCGCAAGCGTTGCGGGGCTTGAAGGACGAAGCCAACCGCAAGGGGCTGATCATTCCAGAGGCGGACTTGCACGCGGCCGAAACGTTCAACGACGACTTGCTAAACCTGAAAACCGCCGCGTTTGCCGCGCTTGCGCCGCTTGCGGCGAAACTCATGCCGCAAGTGATCGAACAGTTTCGATCCGGCGTGAACTGGGTCGTCGAAAACAAGGATTCGATCATGGAGTTCGGCTCGACCGCGGCCGAATACATCGGCAACACGATCGGGATTGCGAGTCAGTTTGTCGGCACGCTGGCGAAGATCGGGGGCAGCGTCGCGGATCTGATGGGTGGATGGGAAAACTTGACCGCCGTGGTCGGGGCATTTTGGCTTGCGATGAAAGTCGGCGCGCTGTCGAATCCTGTGACCGCCGCACTGATGGGCATCGGACTCGCGATCACCGCGCTGATCACCCATTGGGATGATCTCGGGCGGTCGTTTTCGTACGTGTGGGAGCAATGGCTAGCGCCGTGGCTACAGGGCATGCGCGACAAGCTGCAAAGCATGCTCGACGTGCTGAACAAGATCCCCGGGATCAACTTGAGTTTGCCGAACGTGACGCGCCCATTGCCGGCCACCGAAACCGGGGGCGGGGTAGCGCCCGCCCTCGCGGCCGCGGCCGCGGGCGCTGGCACTACGGTTCACCAAACGAACGTGAATCACTTCGACGGCAAGATCGACCGACGGGAAGCGGAGCGACTTGCCCGCGAAGCCAACCGCGACGCCGCCGAACGGCTTCAAACGGGCGGGCTATTCTCGCCGGCGCCGGGGGTGTGACCGATGGCATTCACGCGCCCGCGCTTGTCGTTCGAAACCGAAGACGCCCACCGTCTCACGTTCGCGTGGGGCGATCTCTCGTTCGAAGCCGACGGCGTCGCCATGATGGGGATGCGGTTTTCGATTCAACACGCATGGGCAAGGCTTGCGCGGTTCGGTTCGCGGGCGGCCGCCCAGTACACCGGTACGGATCTCGAATCGCTGTCACTGTCGGGCGTCATTATGCTGGGCGGGCTGGACGCATTCGACGCGCTACGGGCCGCGGGCAACGACATCGAACCGCACACCCTCGTCGACGTTACCGGGCGCACGTGGGGTCGCTACGCGCTGACCCGGCTGACCGCCGATGTTCAGCAAATGACGCCCACGGGGGATCTACGTCAAGCCACGTGGTCACTCGAGTTCGTGCAAGTGCCCGAGGAGAGCGACGCGGTGCGGACGCTGGACGAAACCGATCAGGGTGTTGACATCGACGAGGTCGCGACATGATCAACCGCGAACCGCCGCCCACGACGCCGCCGCCCACCGTCGAGACTCGACAGGATGACCGGCTCGACTGGATCGCAATGCGATTGTTTGGCTACGTGTCGGGCGCCGTCGAGGCATTGCTTGACGCAAACCCCGGGCTTGCCGACGCCCCGGTCAAACTGCCCGTGGGCATGGTAATCAACGTGCCCCGGCTTGCCGCACCCAAGCCCCAGCGAGTGAGGTTGTGGACATGAGCCGCAACCGCCCCGCATTCACCGTGTCTGCAAACGGCGTGACCGTCGCCGTGAAAGCGACGTGGTCGTGCCGCATTGAAGATGGGGTGGGGCTCGAAGGCGATCGAATGGAGCTGACATTAGATGCGTCGGACGATTACGAATGGCCACGCATCGGGGCCGAACTCGAAATCGCTATGGGGTACGCCGACGACGACGACGAGCTTGACGTCATGGGTTCGTACTTCGTCGACGGCGTCAAGCTCACCGGGCTGCCCTGGGCGCTGTCGGTCACCGGGCATGCGGGCGACCTGGCGACGAAGCTAAGCGAGCACCGGGCGCGCGCGTGGGTCGACCTCACCATGGGAGAGATCGCCCAGGACATTGCCGACGTCGCCGACGTTCAAGTGCGCGTCAGCGACGAGCTACGGGATCGGCGGTTCGGCTACGTCGAGCAGAAGGACGAAAGCGATCTAGACGTGCTGACCCGCCTTGCCCGTCGGCTAAACGTGGTTGCGCGCCCTATCAAGGGGGGGATCGTCATTGCGCGAAAGCAGCAAGCGAAGTCGGTTCGGGGCACGACGATGGGCGAGGTCACGATCAAGCGCGATCAGTTCTTGCGGTGTGACCTCGGGCAATCGTCGCGGGGCGGACCGGGGGCGATCACGTGCAAACTTCGACCGCTGCCATCGGGCCGCGACGTGTCGATCGTGGGGCCGGGGCCGCTTCGCTTCGTGACATTCGGCAAGGGCAAGCCAAAGGTCAGCCTGCCAAAGGTCTACCTAGATAAAGAGCAAGCGAAGCAAGCGGCCGACGCGTACCGCTTCGCGCACACCGCGGGCGTCTGGACGTTACGCGGCGCCATCGTGGGCAACACGCGGGTGGTTGCGGAAATGGCGATCAAGACACCTGACCTTCACCCCGACGTGCCCACCGCGTGGTCATGCACTCGAGTGACGCACACGATCGATAGCGGGGGGTACGTGACCGACTTCGAAGCCGAAAGCGTGGTGACCGATGGCACTGATTAGCCTGATGTTGACGAACGGCGGGCAACAAGCACTTGCGCAAGCATCCCAAGTGGGTCCCGTGGTGCTGTCGAAAGTGGCGATCGGATCGGGGGTCTGGACGCCGACGCCGAACGCCACGGCGCTGCAAAACGAGATCAAGCGGATCAGTACCCTCGACGGCGGCAACGCCGGCGGGCAGATCCATATGACGGTCCAGGATGGATCGACCGACGTCTACAACGTGCATGAGATCGGGCTGTACACCGATCAGAACGTGCTGTTCGCGATCTATAGCCAGTCGGCCGCGATCTTTACCAAGGGCGCCGCGGACACCCTGTTTTTCGCGCTTGACGTGACATTCACCAACGTCCCCGACGATGCGCCGATCACGGTCGCGGGTGACACTAACTTCGTCTTGCCGCCGGCGTCGGACACGCAAGCGGGAATCATTCGACTGGCGACCGCCGCCGAGATCGCAGCCTACGCGGGGTCGGGCGTGCCGTCGGTCACGCAAGTGGCGAGCATGATAGGCGTGGCAGAGTCGAGCATCGGGGCCGCGCATGACGCCGACCTCGCCGCGGTAAACGCAAGCATCGCGACGATGCAGACGCTTATCGACGCGAACGAGCGCCGGCGTCCCCGCTGGCGTTATTGGTTCGCAAATGGCGGTGTCCTTCCCGGTTCGGGGGGTGGCGGTGCGGCGGACTGGAAAGGCGTCATTTCGCTCGACGGCGCGACGAACGCATGCACCGTGCATCTGACAGGGGAGCACTACGGCGCGGGCGGTGCGGCGGGCATGACCTTCACCGGCAAGGCAAGCGGAACGACCATCCTGTCGGGTTCGTGCTGGTCACCCAACGACTGGTCCACCTTTTCCGCGGTGACGGCCTACAGCCTGAACGACAACCGCAAGCTCGATGTCACCTTCGGCGGCACCGGGTCAGTACGCAATCTGCGTTGCGTGGTTATTGAGTTTCCCGACTGAGGAGAGATTGAGCCATGACAATTCCCCACTCCACATTGGTCGGCGACCAACTACACGGGCCGTTCCGCAAGACGTTCGCGGACGCCGCGGCGCGCACAGCCGACACGGGGCCATACAATGCAATTGAGTCGATGCTGGGCGGCGCGCTAGCGCCGGCGCTCGCTTTGCAGGCGGATGATCGGACCCTTTGGGTGCTACAGAATCACTCGCCGATCGTGTGGGTCGAAGCGAGTCCGGATACCGGGGGCGGCGGCGGGGCGCCGATCGAAACGTCTACGCCGCCTGCTGACCTGGGCGTCGCCGACCCCGGCGTTGCGTCGACGGTGTCGGCGAGTGACCACGTGCACAACCTGCCGACGCCCGCGGACATCGGCGCGTACACCACCGGCGAGGTCGATGCCGCGATTGCGGCGGGCGGCGGGGTGTCGATCGAAACGGTCACGCCC